GTTAGGAATGTAAGCGGGACGACGGCGTTTTCAATGGCTTAGATGGGGGAAATCAGAAGTTTTGCTGATGCGCCCCAGCCCGCCAAATCCGAACCTTGGGCGACATCTATCTGAGTGATGTTTGTGGCGGCGGATTGATAGCTGGGCGTTGTGACTTCTACCGCCTCCGCCAGGGAGTCACCGCTCCACAATCTGACGCGATATCTTTCGCTTCCTTCGCCCAGAGGCACCTCGCCGAGCCAGCTATCGGCGTCCAAGCGGCTCCGGCGTATCCAGCTAAGGATAAGGAGTCCGTTTTCTTTCCGGACGCTAAGATGGGCGGGACTGAGCGGTTTGAGATGGCTTGCATCATACTCGAACTCCACCGGATTGCTTTGTTGTCCGGCGGCCGTCGCCGTCATAGACACGGCCTCGCCTATATAATCCGGATTGAGGTTCAAAGTCTCTATCCCCGTATTTAGCCAGACAATTCGCGCGCCTGCAGACACCCCTTCTCGGCTATATCCTTCGCTCCCCACGCCGCGCAGAACTGCGCCGCAGCGATAGCGGTTCGGCCCGATGAGTGTGATATTGGCCATTTGCAATATATCCCAGCCGCGGGGCGTCTCCACTGCAAAACGGTTCGCCCCGGACAAAACCGCCTCTTCGGACTGGCTGCTCAGTCCGCCGCCCGCCATCAGGATTTCAAATTCCGCAGCCCGGTCGAAATAAGCGGTCGGACCCGGCGGAATATCAGTCAGCAAAGCGCCGAGGCGCAGAGGCGCCCGAAGATCCACGCTCTCGCCTGACGCCTCAATCACCGTATCGCTAAACGGCGCCAGCAGAGCCCCAACAGCGAGCCCGGTGAAGGTAGCGGGCAAGTCAAGCGCAATGGGAATGGGCCGGCCGGGATAGGTAATGGGCGTGTTCACCTCAGGGGTTCCGCCGGAATTGGCTAAAACGGCCTCACCCGTATCCCGCTTTGCCTGAACATTTTGGCCGTCAAGTATTTCAATCCGCCAGACACCCCCTATTTCCGGGAGCCTGACGCGATCCCCCGCCTCCAATGTCAGGTTTTGCGGCGACAAAGAGAAGCGCAGGGTTTCGCTCTGCGTCTCTATCCGCTTTATCAAATTATCGCAGAGGTAATTGGCAAAGCTCCGGTCCATGACGACGGGCGCATTTATATCCAAAATTCGTTCTGTCTCGGATAGCCGGTCACGCGCGGAGGCAAGGCCAAGCTGATACTCCGTTCCAGCGTCGATAAAATGCAATCTCACATCTCGTAAGCTCTCAGCCGGATCGGCATGGCTCCGCGTGACCGGGCCGTCGGTATTGTCCATCAAGTCGTGGGGTGTGAGTATCTGTACTTCGCCCTCGCCAAGGGAGAAAAAAGCAACCGTCCCTGCTCGCTCGGCAAGGCTGAATCCATATAATTCGCTCAAAGCGGAAATCGCGGCGCGGGCGCTCATGGGCCGATCAATATGATAGCCTTGAACCAGTCCGTTCAGCCTCTGAGTATCTATATCTACTAAACCGCTTTGAGCGGCGATATCGCGGACAATATCCGCCAGAGTGACAAGTCCCACCCGGCCCGTAATCCAGTGACCCTTTTCCCAGTTTTCTCCGTCCGACCAGACGTCGTCACGGGCCGGAAAATCAGGAAAGGGACGCGCGTCCCATGTCCAGACACTTGTCCGGTCCGTGTCAATCATCCGGCCCGGATAGTTCGGGGAGACGGGATTATGGGCCGGGTTTTCCCAATAGGAAATGAACGCTTCCAGATAGCGCCTTTGAATAAAATCGTCGCGCTCCCCATTAGAAAAATAGGGCAGACGGCTCTCACTGCTTTTGGGATCATAAAAGACATTGGGCTGGTTTGCGCCGAAATGGACGGCAGGACATCCAATTTCCGTAAAGATTACGGGTTTGGATTGCGGCTGCCACGCCGTGGGCTGCGCAACCTCGACGCCGCCGACGCGGTCGAAATGCGGCTGCGACCACCAGTTTCTTATGTCCTTATACCGAAACACCCAGGGCTTACCTGCCCCGCCATCGGTAATCGACGAGCGAATTTGCGCGTCCCGGTCAGCGTCCGAACCATAGAAATAATCATAGCCTTCCCCGCCTTCAATCTGACTTTGAAGATACTCCAGATCATAAATATCACGCGCCAAATTCTGATCCAGATGCGCGCCCTCCCGCCAATCCGAGAGCGGGAAATAGGCGTCTATCCCTACGGCCGAGATATCGGGGCTGGCCCAGAGCGGGTCGAGGTGGAAGCTGACATCGCCGCTCCCGTCCCGGGGGTAATGGCCGAAATACTCGCTCCAATCGGCGGCGTAGGTCAGCATAGTCTCGGAGCCAATTATGGCCCGTATATCCGCCGCCAAACTCACGAGATACGTAACAGCCGGGTAAGTTGATTTACCGCCCGCCCGCTCTCCACGCAGTGTCGTCAGCCCCCGCATTTCAGAGCCGAGCACAAATCCGTCCACGCCACCGGCTTGCTGGGCCAGTTCCGCATAATGCAGAACGAAATTGCGAAAGCCATTTGGCCCATCAAAAAATTGCGCGACCTGAGCCGCAATTCGGGCATGACCGTCTGTGCCGTCACTCGAGCCAATCCGTCCCCGCCAGGGAAACGGGCTTGGCCCGTCCGGTATGTCCATCAGAATGAACGGATAAAGCGTGACTTTGAAACCGCGCTGTTTGAGAGTCTGGATGGCCTGTAAAATAGACTCATCAGACGGCGTGCCGCCGTAATTCGGGCGCCCCTCATCATCAGACGAAACCAGATAGGCCTGGCCGCGCGCATTCGTCCCGACCTGCCATTGCACCTGCGGAGTAATGCGGCTTCGGCTTTCCACACCGGGCCGAATTTCACATTCCCCGCATCGCAAATCCGTCCCGAACCAAGAGGTAATGATCGACACATGGCGGCAATTGGGGAGCTGATCTTCGAGCTGATCCAGAGCGAGCAGAATATCCGCTTTTCCGGACAGATTGTTCATATTTATCGGGCGGGTGACGCCTGGCTCCGGTGTTTCTTCGATAATCTGCGCCGCATAGACGAACTCGCCCGACCCGGGGAGAAGGCTCACCGATTTGACCAGAGTTTCCATTTTTTGCCCCGCCTGCATTGGGGGAACCCGCAGAACTTCGGCGTTTATCTGCGGCAGACGCGCCCCGAACCCATCCAGAGGAAAGTCTTCAAACACGACATAGGCCGTATTTCGAAAGGCCGGGACGCCTTCGCCTTCTATTGCGCTGATAATCGGATCCGGCATTTGATCGGACGTGCCTTTGTATACGCGCATTGTTAGTCCAGCGCTCTCCAGAGGTTCTCCATTGGCCCAGAGGCGATCCACGCCCAGAATTTCGCCTTCGCAGAGACCCACCGCAAAACTCATCCTATAGCTATAATTTGTCCGGCTTGGCCCGCCGCCCTTCCCGCTCTGCACCTCTTCTTCTGTCCGTATTTCACGCAGGCGCGAGGCCCAGATGACCTGTCCCGCCAGTCTCACCCGTCCATAGACACGCGACATGGGCGCGCCGTCCCGCGAGGTCTGCACATGCAGACTTTCCAGTCTTGGGCCCTCGAAGACGCGGTTATCGAAAATATGGGATATGGCGCGGTTGGCCGTAGACAGCGCAAAAGCGGTGGCTGCCTGAGCGGCGGTATTGGCCGCAATATTGGCGGCGGTCACAGCAAGTGTGGTCATAATGAAACGTCTTTCTCAGGAAAACGGAAACTGTGGACCCAACGGCGTTGCCAATAGGGAACGAAGAAACTCTCCACCACGGCGCGGCCCCAATAGGCATGAGTGATAATGTTCGGCGCAGAGAGAATTGCGATATGTTTGCAAGGGGTGTCCGGGCTCATGCGGAATAACAGCGCATCGCCGGGGCGGGCCTGGGCGTTCGGGATTTCTATCAACCAGTCTCGCGCGGCGTTTCGCAACGTCTCTTCGCCGCATTGTTCGGCCCAGTCCGGCGTGTAGGGCGGCGGGGCGACGGGCTCCCCGCCATAGAGGCGGCGATAAATCCCGCGAACAAGGCCCAGACAATCGCACCCCGCCCCGCATTCACTCGCCTGATGTTGATAGGGCGTGTCGAGCCAGCGCTTGGCTTCTAAAAGGACGCGCCTTTGAATGTCGTTCATTTATAACGCGAGCCGCCATCCTTGGGCGCCCCTTCCTTGGGGCCAGAATAAAGTCCGTCATCACCGAGGAGAAAGGGGAAACCGCGAAAATTAATCACATTGCCAAATTGATGGCGGCAGGCCTCAAGGGTTTTCGGACAAACTGTTCCGTCCGGAAATTGCGACGCGTCCACGCCGCAACGCGCGTCGCCAAAGCTGGCGTCACACTTTTTTGAAAATACGCGGCCTGTCGATCGGCCGAGCTTATGGGACAGGCCGAGCCACTCAATTTCATAATGATCCCGTCGAGTCGTGACCTGTCCTAATTCGCCAACGGAGATCACAATAAATTGCGTCGGGTCCTGCCAGTTGACTTTCAGACGGGACAGTTTGGCCTCTTGCAAAATACCGTCAGTGATATCGCTTTCTGAAATTGAGGCCGCGTCCAATACGCCTTCAATCGCGCCGTTGTCAGAGGCAAAGCCAAGACGATGTTCAGCTTCGGATTCTGTCAGGCTCGACCCGGCGGAATAGGTCACGCCGTCAATGACGAGATCGCGGTCATGCTCTGAAAATCCAAAGACGCGTCCGTCTTTCAGTTCCAGTTTCCAAGCCGTGCAAAAAGTTGTGGCAGACTGAGAAAGGGAATTAATTAATTCCGGAGAAAGTTCACGCATAAGGCAGCTCCACCATCGGCAGGCTGCGCATCTGTCCGGCGCCGAAATCCTCCATGGTCATGTCAAGAAAATCGGTATCAAACCGCACGACCGTATCAAAAGAATAGCCGGCTGTAAGAACAGCTCCGGGGGCAGGCGGTGAGACGAAAGTTATGATCCCCGTCAGGTAATCTATGGCAATATCGGGCGGTGAAACCGACTGCCCATCGAAGCCAATCATAACCGAATTTTCCAGAGGTTTTGTGATAGAACGTGCGAGACCGTCATAGTCTTTGACAAGTTGAAACTTGGTTGTCTCTCCATCGCCTTGCCCGAGGGTCTGATCGAGGTTTGACGGCGTTCTCTCTATAGAACAGGAGCGATTGTCGAAGGGGTCGGAAAAGCGAAAACTGTGCAACCGTCCTTTTCGGGATATAAAAAACTGCATTAATTCCGTAAGTTGCTCCTGAGACTTCACCCCTGCGATTGCGTCATATTTTCGTCGCGGCAGAGCATGTGGGGCGTTGCGATATTCCTGCCCGCTAGAGAGCTGCGAAATCTGTGTGGTAAATTTCGGCCCTCCACTCGCCCCGAAAGCAAGCGAAATCGGAAAGCGGACATTGTGAAATTCCGTCATAATTATCTCTTTGAATAGAAATTTTTAAAGAAGCTTTCGCCCCTGATTTAACGCCCGCGACAGACCCGCCGCGAGCTGTGTTTCCGACTTCTTGAACTCCGACGGGGAGCTGACGCCAGACACATTCATTGTGACATTTATGGGAGAAGGTTTTGCGGAACTTCCCTGCCCTGAAATAGATTGAATGGCAGAGCTAAACACGGATTGCAGCGGGTCTGAAATCAGTTCCGTCACGGCCAATCTGGCCAGATCCCGCGTGATGGATTCGGCTAAATTCGAGAAAGAAAACTCCCCCTTTCGCGCGGCGCGTTCCAGAGCATTTGAAATGCGGTCCCCCGCTTTCTCGAAGGCCTGCGCCATGTCGTTTGCGGCGTCAGCCGCCCCTTCAATATCGAAATCAGAGACGGCCCGAGCCGCTCTATCTGTCTCCGTCATCTGTGACCTCCGCGTCCGGAAATTGTTTCTGTAAGGCGTCAAAATCAACAGATGACATCGCCTTGCTGCTCTCTCTTTTACAGAGCGTCAGCCAGTCCGCGACATCCATTGACCAGAAGCTTTCAGGCGTTTGGCCCATCTGTAAAACTGCCAATCGGAGCCAGGTCTCGAACGGCCATTTCGTTGTCTCAGACATTCTCGAACGCCTCCTCAATCATGTCCGCCATCACGGTCATCGCCTCTGCCAATTCTGTTTCACTGGCCTTGAATGCGACGCTGTCTGCCTCCCCCGGGGTCAGGTCTTCCGGGGAAAGCAGACAGGCCAGCAGGACCCGCGCGGTGGTAAGACGCGCGGATCGATCGGGGCTTTGCAGGCAGCGGGACAGTGCCTTTGGCCCCGGACACTCCAGACGGCGAGAGAGGACAAATAGCGCCGCCAGAGTGAACCGAAGAGAATAAGGGTTACCGCCCAATCGGACGGTTCGGGAATGCGGACTCATAGCGCGCTGAACACGGGCGCACCGGCGCTCATCAGGGTAATATCAAACCCGGCCTCGCCTTGGTAACTGCCGGAATAGGTCAGGGTCGAAATCAGAAACGCGCCGTCAATCTGGCCAAAACCCGGCAAAAGGAACCGTAACTCCAAACTGTCTTGCCCAAAAAAGGCTTGTCTCACCTGCGCGGCAGAAGCCGCGTCACGAAATATTCCCTGCCCTGACACTTCGGCGGATTTCACCCCGGAATTGGGCAGGAGTTCTTTCCACCCCTGCGCCGAGTCGCTGTCAGTCACATCGACGACCCGCGCATTCAGGCGGAGCGTTTTCGTCCGCAAGCCGGCAAGGGTGACATAACTCTCATCCTCTTGTTTGAGTTTGACGAGCATATCTCGTCCGCGTTGAGCGCTCATGGAAGGCTCCTTTCAGTAAAATTAGGGGGCTTGAACAAGGTAAGACAGGCGCAGCAAACCGTGATGGGTTCGCCCATCCGGCGCGCGCAAGATGTCGGAATAAAGCGGTGTTGCGCTGACGAGGCTGCCTGTCGGTAAATGCCCGGCGAGGCCGTCCAAATCCGTGACCACCGCCTCAAGCTGAGCCAGCAAAGCCAGAACTTCCGCCCGCCCCGCATATCGCGACCAGAGATGCAGAGTCATCTTATATAAATGAAGCTGCGTTTCGTCCCCGCCGACATCTTCGCGGCGCATCGCGCCGTAGCTGAGATAGGGAAAAACGGGATCTTCGGGAGCGCTGTCATAGAGACGGGGCGGCGTGCCAAGAGCGTCCTGAATGGCGGTATTTTGCGACAGCGCCGAATGCACCGCTTTGGCTATTGCTTCCTGACTCATTGCCGTTCCTCCTCGCAAATAAGGTGAAGCCGCTCACCTCTTGTATCTGGATCGGAGGCGGCGATGACGCGCAATATTCGGTCGCCCCAAATAAGCCGCGCACGCTCCGGGAAATCGCGGCGATAGCGGATGATGACGAGGTAACTTTGCGTAACGCTCAGCCGTCCGTTCTCGCGCGTTTCCGAGAGAGTCTTTGGCTTAATTGCCGCCCAGAGCGCGTGCTGAAAGCTCCAGGTGGTGATGGTTCCGCCGAGATCGTCCGCGACCACAGACGGCGCGTAGAGGCCCAGCCGCGTGCGTAATTGCCCGATCATAGCTTCAGGCTCCGATAAGGCATGACGAGGGCATCGACCATCATCGGAATGCCCGGCATGTCTTTACCGGCGCGGTGTTCATATCCCTGACCAATGAGCAGGAGCATGGCCTGACGCAGCGGCATGGGAATATCCTCAGGCGCGTCGCCATATCCCGTGATCACATCCACCGTGATGGCTGTGACCTCTGGACGGCTGTGCCAACTCCAAAGTCCTAAGGTCTGTTTCTGAATATTGGCCGGCGTGGCACGCAGATTGATCTTGAGGTCATCCAAGGGCACGGCTTCATCCTCTCCATTCTCCAAATGGAGCGTCATCGCCGTTACGGATTGAACTGGGGCGATATTTAAATAGAGACGGCGGCTAAACGGCGGGGCAAAGGTGACGCGTTGCGGACGTTCAATCAGGCTTTGGCGACAAAGCGTTTCGACCTGCTCGCGCGCGCTCTGAATGAGTTCCTCAATCAGCGCGTCTTCTTCGGTCTGGTCGAGACGCAGAAAAAGCTTCGCCGCCTCAAGCGTGATCGGCTCTCTGGGCGGGGGCGTTATATCGGTTATCAAAATGTCCTCCTAATGATGGAAATAAAAAAGGCCGCCCGGAAGGCGACCTTGTGAAAAATTGAAAGTATCTGTCATTCCGCGCTTGACGCGGAAGACCGAGAGACTGGATGCTGCCTTTGATTAAGCTCTAAATCTCTCGACCTCTTGCATCTCCGCTACGCTGCGGCGTGCGGAATGACAGGGTATAGCTAGCGTGACTTACGCCGCCGCCTTCAGCAGTTTAATTGCGTCGAAATCCTGCACTCCGCCGCCGACGCGTTTTGTCGTGTAGAATAAAACGTAAGGCTTGGCGGAATAGGGATCGCGCAGCACGCGCACGCCCTGACGGTCCACGATCAGATAGCCGCGGCGGAAATCGCCAAAGGCAATGGCGGCGTTTCCGCTGGATATATCCGGCATGTCTTCCGCCTCGACCAGAGGATAGCCAAGGAGCGTCGAAGGCTGCCCCGCTTCCGCAGCGGGTTGCCAGATATAATTTCCATCGGCATCCTTGAATTTCCGTATCTCATTTACGGTCCGGCGGTTCATGACAAAGCTCGACCCGGCCCGGTACCGGCTCTTTCCCGCATAGATAAGATCAAGCAGCGCATCGACAGGAGAGCCTGCCTCAAACGCTCCGGCCGTGCCCGTGCTGACAGTGCCGAGTTCGCCGAAGCTCTGCGTGCCATTCGGGGCTTGAACGTAGTCGAGCAGGCCGCGCGGTTTATTGATCCCGTCTCCGCTGACAAAGGCGGCGGTTTCCTGCGCCGCAAAGACGTCCCTCACCTCATCGGCAAGCCACTGATCGACATCGGCCACGCCGTCATCCAATAGCGCCTGCGTTGCAGCGGGCATGGCGTAGAGCTCGCCCGCCGGGAAATCGAGCAGTTCAAGCTGCGGGGCCTGTGTTTCAATCCGGGCGTCGGTTTCTCCGGCCCAGCCCGACGCGGCGCCGGAAGATGAGACCGGTTTTTTAAATAATCCGGCCCCAATACGCCGAACGGACGCGATAGATCTGAAAGGCGAGCTTTCCGTTAGCGCCCGGTCAATCCGGCTCTCTGTTTCCGGCGGAGCGATATAGCCGCCCTCCCCATCCGTGCTGGAGAGTGATTTGCCTTCAAGCGAGGCAAGCCCCTGCGCGTCGCCTGTCCGGATAAAGGAGGACCAAGCGGATTTGGCCTCATTGTTGTTTCGTCCGCCTTGCAACGGGGTGGACAGGCTTATCGACAGATTGTCTATTTGTTTGGATTGCGCGTCCAGCGCGGCATTGAGGCGGGAGACCTTCTCGTCGAGAACCCCATCCGAGGATTTGGATTCCAACGCCGCCAGTCTTTCATCATTGGCGGATTTGAACGCCTCGAATGTTTTGGCGAAATCAGCTTTTAAATGCTTCGTTTCTAAATCAGGCATAAGCCATGTTTCCTTTTTGCGAGAGTGAAAGATCGTCAATTTGGGTAATCCGCGCGGAGCGGAGCATGGGGAAAGCCACGACCGAGACCTCCCACAAATCCAGTTCTGCCAAGAGGCGCCCGCTGCCGTTTCTGACGGAGCGGCAGACGCGATAGCCAATCGAGAGACCTGATACGGCTCCGTCACTAATGAGCTGCGCCGTGCGATCTGTGCTCGGCGTCCCGCCAATCAGGCGGCCCGACGCGAAGAGCCCGGTTTTATCCTCGAAAATCCGGTCCCACACGCCAATCGGCGCGGTCGTCTCGTGACCGAACAACATCGGTAAACGTCCATCAGGCAAGGCGAGTATCGAGGCGGCAAAAGCGCCCGGACTCACGACATCGCCGGACAAATCCGTTTGTCCGAACAGGCTGGCATAACCACTGATACGCAAGGAGCCGCTCATTTTTGGCGCTCCGCTTCAATCGCGTTCAGGGTCACTTGGCGCTCAATTCGGGTCAGGCTTTGACGGATCATATCCATCTGCCCCTCGAGCAAAGCGAGGCGTTCGAGAGAGGGTTGTCGCAAAACAAGCTGCGTCTCGACCGCCTCTAACCGGGCATTCGCCCCGCCCGCCCAGATCAGACCGCTCGCCGTTTGTATGGACAGGGTTATCAACATGCCGAGCGTGACCGTGCGATTGAAAGAATAGGCTTTGTTCTGGCTCATGCGGTGTCTCCCTCCGGCGAAAGTCCTGCAAGGGCGCGTTTCTCAGCGGCGGATAGAAAGTCAGCCGCTGTCAGTCTTTGCCAGAGGGTGTTCCTGTCTTCGGACAGAGCGGGCACTTTCTCCAGATCTGGTGAAATTATCAGAGCGTCGTCAAACCAGGGACGAAGCCAGCTTTGGAGGCCATCCGATGTCTTGCGGACGAGCGGGATAATGGTCTGCCGCCAGAAGGCCTGATTGGCTTCGCGGTAGTTGGCGTAAGTATTATCGCCCGGCAAGCCGAGCAGCATGGGCGGTACGCCAAAAGCGAGCGCGATTTCGCGAGCGGCTTCGCGGCGGGCCTGAATGAAATCCATATCGGTCGGCGACAGGCTCATGGATTTCCAATCAAGGCCGCCCTCCAGAACAAGGGGGCGGCCTGCATGACGCGCCCCGGCATGACCTGAGTCCAATTCGGATTTCAGGCGTTCAAATTGATCTTCGGTAAGATGCTCCGATCCGCTCGCGCCTTTGTAAATGAGCGCGCCGCTGGGACGCGCCGAATTTTCCAGTAGCGCCTTCGCCCAACGCCCGCCTTCATTATGCAGGTCGACAGCCTGCGCCGCCGCCTGCAAGGGCGAGACAGAGTCCTGCGGACTGAACAGGCACATGAATAGAAGTGGAGAACGGCCCGAGGCCGGATCAAGACGTAAGCGGCGTTTTCCGCCTTCCGCCGTTTCGACCTCCCAGGCCGCTGCCGCGCCCGTCCGGGTTTGGAGCGCCGTTACGGCGCCGGGATTGAGGGCGGAAAGAAAGGCGGGCGCCCCGCCCACCATTCGCGCCTCCAGATAGGCCTCTCCGGAAAGCTGCAAATAACCGTAAAAAGCTTCGAGCGTTTCGGTCGAGCTGGACATTATCGGCGAGCGCGTCAAAAACTCTGAGGCCGATGGGTCTCCTTCCAGTTTCAAAGGCACGCTCGCCGCCGCTTCGGCAATCAGGCGGACGCAGCGATAGACTATGGGGTTGCGCGCAAAGCCTTCGCGGCACAGGGCAGAGAAATTACGCGGCGTCCAATGCGCATCCGAGTAAAGCTGCAGAGCGATAAGAGGCTGCGCGGCTTTTGTTTCGGGTGGCTGTGATTGCGGCGCAGAAAAAAACCCGCTGCGGCCCGCAGCGGGTTTGAGAAAACTAAACATGGGGCTTATCCTTTCGGGCGGCGCGTTTTGTTTAACGCGCAATTCCGGCGATAAGTTGTTTATACCCCAGAACCGCTAAGGACGGATCATTCTCTTGATATTTCTTGCAAGCCCCTGAAAAGTTTAGGTTTTACGCAACCTTAAACAGGGATGGAGTTTTCTTGTGCCGCCCCGTTAGGGTCTGGGCGAGTTTATAATTGACCTTCAGGTCCTGCCGGCGGGTTTCATCGCCGACTAGAGACGCCAGGGTGATTGCCCGCCGATAGGCTTCGATAGAGCTTTCCAGCGCCGCGCGGTCGCGGTTTTTCTGACCAAGCTTCAACAGCGTATCCGCCAGAGCGCATTGGATAATCAGCGCTTCTTTCGGAGCGGAATCAATTTTGTAATAGGTTTTGGCTTTGTTGAGCGCTTCAACCGCTTGGATCAGCGGCGCAGTATCATTCGTCTGAGCCGCAAGCGTAATCATCTGCTCCGCCAATTCGCGGTTAAGCTCCCCTAATTGGGACGTCGTCCGATCCAGCTTTGCCTGTAATTCGTTTTTCAGGTCGCGTTTGGCTTTCAAATTCATTTTCGTCTCCCCACAGCCTTCGAAAATCGTCAATCAATTTGGGGCTAATCATGAAGGATTAGAGTTAAGGAGGATTTAAGAGTTGTCGGATTTTTCCAATAAACCTTGAGGTTTTCAAGGTTATACTCTGCGAATTCCCGGTTCTGATCGTCTATCGATTAATAAATGCGTCACCGCCCAGACCAGCGCGTCGGCCCGGTCCGGACTCTTTTTTCCGGCCTCTGCCGTGCCCATTAAACGCAATTCGGCTTCCAGCGCGTCGAACCGGCCCGCATGAAAAACGCGCCCTTGTTCGTAGAGTAGAGCCACCGGTTCTGCGCGGCCGGTTTTACTCTTTTTGGCGAACACGGTTTTGACCGGAACATAGGGATTGACCGTGTGAAGAATAGTTTTGACCAAGTCCCCGCCTTGGTTGACTTCGGCAAGGAGGAAGTCGGCGCCCCAGCCCTTATAAAGCGAGAGGGCGGCTTTGGCCCAATCCGTCGGGGACAAGCCCTGCACTGTGCCGTCATGTAGAATATAGGCCCGCGCTGTATTTCCCCGCCCCTGCACGCCGGCTACGATGAGGCCGCATTGATCCGAGCGCGCCCCCGACGTCACGGGCGGATCAATGGCGACAATTGTCCGGTCTAGCGGCGGAATAGCGCCTTCATGACGGCAGGTCTCGAATATGGTTTGCGACCAGAGCGCGCCCTCGCGGTCAAACAGGATTTCGCCCTCCAGTTCCTGCCGTCCTAACCGCGTGCCGCCATAGGTTTCCTTCATCGCCGCCAGAAAGGCCGGAGACAGATTTGCCGCATTGGAACTTGTGTGTGCCCGGCTGACCGCGAGCCCGCCAACCGACATCAGGGATTTAAGCGCTGGGATAGGTTTCGGGGTTGTCGTGATGACAAGTTGCGGCCTTTCCCCAACGCGTAGTCCGAACCGTAAATTGGAAAGGGTCTCTTCAGGGTAGCTCCAGGCGCAAAACTCATCTGCCCAGGCCGCGCCGAATTGCGGACCGCGCAAACTGTCCGGGTCCTCGGCGGAAAACAGATACCCCACTGCGCCATTCGGCCAGTCCAGGCGGCGACGGGACGGTGAGTATGTGGGACGTTCCCTCGGATATCCGATATTGAACAATCCGCTTTCCCCGCCGAGCATGACCTCGCGGGCATCGGCCAGAGTCGGCGCGACCAGGGCAATGCGTCCCGTTTCATACACTTTCCGGCGCACCCATTCGGCCCCGGTACGGGTTTTGCCACAACCGCGTCCCCCGAGCAGGAGCCAAATTAGCCAGTCTGTTTCGTTCCGTTGATCGCCGCGTTGCCAGATTTCCCAGTTTTTGAAAAATTGATAAGGGTCATTTCCGGAAAGACTCCAGACGAGCAGCAGCAT